GTATGGTAGATAAACTTGATGAGATGGAAGCTGAACTCAACGAGCAAATTGAACAAAATATTGCTCTAAATCAAAGATTGGCAGAATCCGTTGCAGATGTAATCTTCTCAGATGTTTCTGAAGGATTAGCACTTTCCCAGAAAGAAAAGTTTGCAACTTTAGCCGAGAATGTTGAGTTTGATAGTGAAGAAAAATATCGTGAGAAACTAGAAACTTTGAAGGAATCTTATTTCCCAACCGTTTCAAATTCTCATAGAGATTCTACCGAGAATTTAATGGAAGATACCAATTACAAGGAACCTACTGCTGAGGTAGGACCAAGTATGCAAAAATATGTTTCAATTCTTGATAGAATTAACTTAAAGTGAGTTTAAAAATAAATCAAACAAACATTTAACGAGGTAAAAACCCATGCAATATGGAATGCAAAATGCAGATCTTTTAGTTGAGAAGTGGTCTCCAATTTTGGATCACGAAAAGCTTGATCCAATTACAGACGCTCATCGTAGAAGAGTTACTGCTGTTCTTTTAGAGAACCAAGAAAACGCAATTCGTGAAGAAAGAGAGTTTCTTTATGAATCGCCAAATATTAATACTTATTCAAGCACCGGAAATCCTGGATTCAGCGGCTCTGCTTCTCCTTCAGGTCCTGTGGCTGGTTATGACCCAGTTCTAATCTCTATGATTAGACGTTCTATGCCTAACCTTATGGCATATGATCTTGCTTCAGTTCAACCACTTAACGGTCCTGTAGGTTTGATCTTCGCAATGCGTGCTCGCTACGAAGGTCAGAATGGTAGAGAAACCTTCTTCGATGAAGTAGATACCAGCTGGTCAGGTCAAGGTTCAGCATTCAATAACATTGCTGGTCAGTATGTTGCTAACTCTGACGGTTCATCCGTTGGTTTCGGTACTACTAACCGTCAGACTGGTGCTAACCCTGGTCTTTTAAGCCCTGCTTCTAACGCTGCTCAGTTCGACTACAACGTTGGACAAGGTATGAGAACCGATGATGCAGAAGGTTTAGGTTACAATGGTGACCAGTTCAACCAAATGGGATTCAGCATCGAAAAAGCAACTGTTACTGCAAAGAGCCGTGCTTTGAAAGCTGAATACAGCCTAGAGTTTGCACAAGACTTCAAGGCTATCCATGGAGGAAATGCAGAAGCTGAGCTTGCGAATATTCTCAGCGGCGAAATCATGACTGAGATTAACCGTGAACTTATTCGTACCATCTACAAGGTTGCAGAACCTGGCGCTCAGCACAACGTAGCAACTCCTGGTATCTTTGACCTTGATGTTGACTCCAATGGTCGTTGGTCAGTTGAGAAGTTCAAAGGACTTCTTTTCCAAATCGAGCGTGATGCTAACGCTATCATGACAAGAACTCGTCGTGGAAAGGGTAACATCATCATGTGCTCCGCAGACGTTGCTTCCGCATTGACCGCTGCTGGTGTACTTGATTACACCCCTGCTCTAAACTCCAACTTGAATGTAGACGAAATCCAGAATACCTTTGCTGGCGTTCTACAAGGTAAGTACAGAGTTTATATTGACCCATATTCTGGTGGTTCTAACCCTAATGCTTATGGTGGTCAATACTACGTTGTAGGTTACAAGGGATCCCTTGCATATGATGCTGGTCTATTCTACTGCCCATACGTTCCTCTACAAATGGTTCGTGCAGTGGGTGAGAATAGCTTCCAACCAAAAATTGCCTTCAAGACCCGCTACGGAATGATTGCGAACCCATTCGCAGAAGGTCCTTCCGCAGCACCTGGAGATCAAGGATTGGGACGTTTGAAGGTAGACTCAAACCGCTACTACAGAAGAGTGCGTGTACAAAACCTTATGTGATTAAATTCACAGACATTAAATGGACCCCGAGGGGTCCATTTTTTTATCTAAATAGCAATAAAACATCATGGCAAGTATTTTAGATAATCAATTAAGTAATAGATCATTTCTTTACCCACAGGCATTTAAGTTTTTAGTTTCTAAAATTCCTACGGTTTCATTTTATGCATCATCTGCTAATATACCAGAAATAAATTATACTCCATTGGAGTTCCCTACTAGATTTAAAAATATTCCAATCGAGAACACCGTAGCAGAGTTTGGAAATCTTGATTTGGAATTTATGGTCGATGAAGATATGCAAAATTACATGGCAATCTTCAATTGGATAGAAGGACTGGCTTTCCCAGATAATCATCTACAATACAGAGATTTAGTCACGGATGAAGACGGGAATAGGAATAATTTATTATCTAAAAGTGATGCCTCATTAGTCATATACAACAATAATTATAATCCAAATATCATAATTAAATATACTGATTTATTCCCAATAAAGCTATCAAGTTTAAAATTTGATACCACAGTTAAGTCGCCTTCACCATTGACAGGACAGGCTACTTTCACTTATACTAGCTATAGTATAGTTGATAAGAACGGAAAACCTCTATGGACCTGAATGAATTGGAATCTATGTGGGAAAAGGATTGTGTATTAGATCCAGATAACCTACATGAAGAATCCTTGAATGAATGTAGACTCCATGCAAAGTATTACAGAATTTATACTACATTCAAAATATTAAAAACTAAAAAAATCGAAGACTACAAAAAAATTAAGTTAGAAAGATACAATTATTATACTGGTCTATCGGATCCAAAAGAGTCTAATGAGGATCCTTTTCCTTATAAACTCAGAGACAAAGATTCAATACAACGTTATTTGGACGCAGATGATAAACTATCAACTATGTCGCAAAAAATATCATATTATGATAGAATATTAGAGTTTCTTGATGATATTATTAAACAAATATCCAAGAGATCTTACATTATTAGAAATGCAATTGAATGGCAAAAATTTAAAAATGGTTTTGGCGGATAACTATGTCACATTTAATAATATCGAAAAAGAACGAGGTTTATTTGAAAGTAGAATCCGATCCGCATGTTTATTATGAGCTAGCGGATCAATTTACTTTTGATTTACCTAACAGTAAATATATGCCAAGTTGCAGAAATAGGTACTGGGATGGAAAAATAAGACTCTTTAACGTTAATACTAAAGAGATTTATGTTGGATTATTAGACAAAATTATAAAATTTTGTAAAGATTATAATTACACTTTTGAGTTTAAAAATAATCAATATTATGGCCTTCCATTTGAAGAAAATTCAAATGTTACACCTGAAGGTGTGAAAGATTACATTAATCATATTAGTAAATATCCACCTAGAGATTATCAAATTAAAGGTGTAACAGATGCCCTAAAATATAATAGAAAATTAGTAATATCTCCAACTGGTTCTGGTAAATCTCTCATGATTTACTCTATAGTGAGGTATCATGTACACAAAGAAAAAAATGTTCTTATTATAGTTCCAACTACAAGCTTAGTTGAACAGATGTATAAGGATTTCAAGGATTATGGATGGGATTCTGAAAAATATTGCCATAAGATATATGCAGGAAAAGAGAAAAATCCATTATGGATTTATGTTACTACAGATGATGGAAAAAAATATAAATTTGAAGGAAATGAATACATACATCTTGTAAATAATAGAAAAAAATTAGCTAAAAAATTAGAGGAATCTGATGAAATTGACGATAGATGGTTATCCGCAATTAATAAAAAATAAGTATTTTAAATGGTACAAAAATATAATAATTAAAAGAATAAATTCACCAATTTTAGTTGGTGAAAAACATCATATAGTACCGAGATCAATGGGAGGGGATAATAGTAAAAAAAATATTGTAAAATTGTCTTCAAAAGAGCATTATATTTGCCATTTATGTTTGATTAAATTTACAGTTAAACAAGATTATTATAAAATGCTCTGTGCTATTAATTGTATGAGCATGAAAACTTTAAAAGGTAATTTTAATTATAATAGTAAATTATATGAATTTTTAAGAGATAATAGAGTTAAAGAATTAAAAGAATGGCTAAAAATAAATTCTCCGTTTAAAAATAAATTAATACATAAAAAATCTATAGACAATAGAACAAAAAATGGCACAAATATTTTTGTAACTAAAAACCCAATGCACAATCAAACGAGTATTAAAAAGAAAGTACAAAAAACTAGTGGAAAAAATCACTATTTATGTAAAAAATATAGATATGAATACAGTTTAGATTTTGGAAAAACCTGGATTAGTATTAATAATGAATTAACAACAAAAGAAATTTGCGACAATATTTTTAATTGTTCTATATCCACATTTAATAAAGTTTTACTAGGAAAAATAGCAAAAAGAGGACCATTATCTAATACATTAATTAGGAAAATAAAAAATGAAAATCAAAAAAATTGAACATAAAGAACCTGCTGTTGTTTGTTGTACATGGCAATCGATTTATAAGAATCCTAAAAGTTGGTTTGACAGATATGATGTAGTTATAGGAGATGAGGCCCATAGATTCCAATCAAAATCTTTAATCTCCATTATGGGTAAATTGCACAGTACCAAATATAGATATGGATTTACAGGAACCCTAGATGGCACCCAAACACATAAATTAGTTTTAGAAGGATTATTTGGACCCTCTTACAAAATAATAAACACCGATGAATTAATTAGTCAAGGACATTTAGCTGAATTAGATATTAAAATAATATTACTTAAACATAAGTACACAAAATTTAATACTTTTGAGGAGGAAATACAATACTTAATATCTCATGAAAAAAGAAATAACTTAATTGCAAATCTAACCTTAGATTTAAAAGGTAATAGTTTAGTTTTGTATAGTAGAGTAGAAAATCATGGTAGAATATTATTTGAAAAACTAAATAAAGATAATATCGATCCAAATAGAAAAATATTCTTTATTCATGGTGGGGTAGATGTAAAAGAAAGAGAAGAAGTAAGAGAGATTACAGAAAGAGAAAATAATGCTATAATAGTAGCATCATACGGAACATTTTCTACTGGTATTAACATAAAAAATCTTCATAATATTGTTTTTGCATCTCCTAGTAAATCTAGAATAAGAAATTTACAAAGTATCGGAAGAGGATTAAGAAAAAGTAGTACTAAAAATAAAGCTAAACTTTATGATATTGCTGATGATATAAGTAATGGTAATAGGAAAAATTACACACTTAATCATTTAGTCGAAAGAATAAAGGTTTATGCTGAAGAAAAGTTTAATTATAATATTGTAACAATACCTATTAAAGACTAATGGAAGAAGAATTTTATTGTGTTTTAAAGTTATCTTCTGGAGAAGAGATCTTTTCATTAATTTCTGTTGATGATACTCCAGAAGATCCTCTAATTATTTTACAAAATCCAGTTAAAATGGAAACATTTATGGACAATGAAAATAATACTTTTATGAAAGTTAAGCCTTTCATGCAATTGACATCAGAAGACATGTTTTTTATCAGACGTTCATCCGTCATTACAATGGTTGAATGTAAAGATGAAAAACTAATCGAAATATATGAAAGCTATCTTTTTAGCGAAATGAGTGAGAATGAAAAAACTTCTAGTCATGAAGTAAAAATGTCTCCTAAGATGGGTTATCTTTCTTCGGTGGAAGATGCTCGCAAAAAGTTCGAGAAGATATTTAAGGGCTCCTAAAGGGTTTTAGAGAGTCTTTAAGGGTCTTTAAAGAACCTAGTACAACCCCAGTTGCGCCAGACATAGCTATTCTACTCATAAAGGCCCGGTCTTGTCAACCCCCCTCCTATGTGCTATGATTTCCCCAGTTGTAGGATAGAAAATGAAACCTATTAAAAAAAAATCAGAGCACTATGTAGATAATAAAAAATTCTTTAATGAATTAGTTTTATACAAAAATCAATTAAAGGAGTGGGAAGAAAACGGCAAGGAGCAGGGAAAGCCCAAGCCAAGGGTTAATAATTACATAGGAGATTGTTTCTTAAAAATAGCAAGAAAGTTTTCTTCTAAAGGAAACTATGTGAATTATTCATACAAAGAAGAGATGATTTCGGATGGTATTGAAAATTGTATCAGATATATTCATAATTTCGATCCCTTTTATGTAAATCCAAAAACTCAAAGGACGGAAAATCCTTTTGCGTATTTTACTCAAATAGTTTATTTTGCATTTTTGAGAAGGATTGAAAAAGAAAAAAGACAGTTAGAGTTGCAAGAAAAAATTAAAGAAAGAACTGGATTTGAAGAAGTTATGATGGTTGATGAGAACTTCATGCAAAATGGAAATTCTCAATACAACTCCATAAAAGATAGCATTTATTATAGAAAAACTAGATACAATTGAAATATGAAAGTAGCTATTATAACTGATACACACTGGGGCGCTAGAAGGGCCTCTAAGACTTTTCAGAACCACTATGAGGACTTCTATGCTAAAGTCTTCTTCCCCGCCCTACAGGCCCATAGAGTGACCACTGTGGTCCATATGGGAGATGCCTTCGATAGCAGAAAGACGATCGATATTGGTGGATTGGAATGGACTAAAAAAGTTGTCTTAGATAACCTGAAACCATATACGGTACACTTAATTACAGGCAATCATGATTGCTATTATAAAAATACTAACTCTGTAAATTCTCCTGATTTATTATTAAGAGAATATCCAAACATTAAAACATACTCTAAAATATCAGACATAAAACTTGGAAGTTTGTCTATTACTCTAATACCATGGATATGTTCTGATAATTATGAGTCAACTATGGAGCACATCGAAAAAACAACTTCGACGTATGCCATGGGTCACTTAGAGTTATCTGGATTTGTTATCCATCCCGGTCATATTTCAGAGACTGGGATGGATCCAAATATTTTTAAAAAGTTTGATCAAGTATATTCTGGTCATTTTCATGCTAGATCAAATAATAAAAATGTGAGGTATCTTGGAAATCCATATGAAATGTTTTGGAGTGACTGTGGAGATCCTAGAGGATTTCATATTTTAGATACAGAAACTCTAGAGTTAAAAATAATTGAAAATCCTCATTGCCTATTTTACAAAATATACTATGATGATAGAGAAAAAACTTTAGATGACATTTCCTTTGATAACTATAAAGATAAAATAGTAAAGGTAATAATAAAGAAAAAACAAGATCAGAAGAAATTTGATAAATTTTTTGATAAACTCTATAATTCTGGGCCACAAGAAATAAAAGTTGTTGATAATCAAGATATATTTAATAATGAATTATTTTCTGTAGATGATGATGAAAATACTCTTAATCTATTAAATAGATACATAGATGATTGCGAAACTGAAGTCGATAAAGAAAAAAGTAAATTAATTATTCACAATTTGTACAAAACAGCCTGTGAGGTAGTAGAATAAATGTTTATACTTGCAATAAAAGAAAAAGAAGATGATGGTGCCTATGCAATAGTAGACGATAAAAGTGGAGAAAAAATATTACTGATTTTTGCAGAGGAAGACGATGCCGAAAGGTATGCTATGATGCTTCAGGACAACGGGCATTGTGAGGAAGACTTGATTCCTATCGAAATTTCTCATGAATTGGCTATAAAAACTTGTAAGCGTAATAATCACAAATACACTATAGTCAGACCCGATGATATAGTAATACCACCTAAAATATTGAATTTTCGAAAACAATAAATTATGATTAAATTTAAAACTATAAAATGGAAAAATTTTCTAAGCACCGGAAATTACTTTAATGAAATAAATTTTGAAAAATATCATACTAATTTAATCATAGGAAACAATGGCTCTGGAAAATCAACGGTATTAGATGCCCTGACATTTGTATTATTCAACAAACCATTTCGTAAGATTAACAAGCCACAATTAATAAATTCTATTAATAATAAAGATACAATAGTAGAAGTAGAATTTTCTGTAGGATCTAAAAATTATTTGGTAAGACGCGGCATTAAACCAAACATATTCGATATTGTAGTTAATGGCAAGGTATTAGATAAACAAGCTGATGATAAGGTAAATCAAAAGATTCTAGAGGAAAATATATTAAAATTTAATTATAAATCTTTTACCCAAATCGTAATTTTAGGGTCTAGTACGTTCGTTCCGTTTATGCAACTGAGTTCTACCCATAGACGAGAAGTTATTGATGACTTATTGGACATAAAAGTTTTGAGTTCAATGAATGTATTAGCAAAAGATAAAATAAAACTGCTAAAAGAAGAGATTAAAAATTTTTCCTCATCAAAGGAGACCACAGTTAATAAAATAGATCTTCAAAAAGATTTCATCGAAAAATTAAAAGAGCTAGACGATAATACAACTAATGAATCTAATAAAAATATCGAAGAGTTAGAAACAAAAATAACCAAACTAAATTCATCAAACAAGAAAAACTCCGTTGCAATAAAAAAACTTCAAGATGCCCAAAAAGATCTTATAGATTATAAAATCAATTTAAAGAATTATAGAACAGATAAAGGAAAGCTAACTCAAAAGGCATCACACATTAAAAATACCTACACATTCTTTAATACAAATACTGTTTGTCCTACCTGCACTCAAACCATAGATGAAAAAACTAGATTAAATAAGGTAGAAGAAATTCAAGAAGATGCAAAATCCATTCAGGCAGAATATGAAAAACTAGAAAAACTCATCTCTTTAGAAGAAGAAAAAGAAAAAAAGTTTAGCTTACTATCAGACAAACTATCAACTTTAAACAATGAAGTTTTTCAAAACAACACTGAAATTTCTTTCTGTCAAAAGCAGATCAAGAATTTTCAACTTAAAATTCAAACAGTTGCCAACCAGATTCAAAACAGAAATATTGAATATGACAAATTAAAAAACTACGAGGAAGAATTAAAAACAATCGAAAGTTCCTTAGAAGAAAAATACCTAGAATTAAAGAGATATGAATTTGTTGTAACCTTATTAAAAGATGATGGTATAAAAACCAAAATTATTAAAAAGTATCTTCCTATTATAAATCAAAGTGTAAACAAATATCTTCAGATGATGGATTTTTATGTCAATTTTAATCTTGATGAAGAATTCAATGAGACGGTTAATAGTCCCATATATGAAGATTTTTCTTATACTTCTTTCAGTGAAGGAGAAAAGGCTAGAATTGATTTGAGTCTTATCCTTTCTTGGAGAGAAGTTGCTAAGTTAAAAAACTCTCTATCTACCAATATAATATTATTTGATGAAGTATTTGATTCTTCTTTAGATGGATTTGGATCAGACGAGTTGCTAAAAATAATTAAATATGTGGTAAAAGATGCTAATATATTTGTTATTTCTCATAAGGAAGGTCTTGAAGATAGATTCGATAATGTTATAAAATATGAAAAGAAAAAAGGATTTTCGTATAAAAAAGAACAGCGAGTGAAATAAATATTTAAAAAAACAATGACAGTTCCAAATTGGCAACATAATTCAGGTAAAGATCAAAAAAGAAAACTTAAACCACAAGCCTTAAGACAGGCCAAAAAGAGGGCAAAATCCCTAATAAATAAACTGAATATTAAATCAAGCACTCATAAAAAAGGGTGCTTTTTTATAAATACTTTAAAATCAATTTGATAAATGAAAACATATAAAGAATTTATTGCAGAGGCAATTCCCGCAGCACTTGCCCTAGGTGCTAGAGTTGCTACACCATATGTAATTAGAGCTGCTGCGCCTTTGGCGGCTAGAGCTGCATCGGCTATGAGAACTGCTGGAAGTGCAGCTGGAACTGCTGCTACTGTTTTAGCTGCTAGAAGAACTCAACAAGGTAAGGCGAACCAACCGGCTCGCCAAGGAGAAACTAGACAAAATACTCCAGCTATGCAAAAACCAGCTGGAAAAATATCTGCAGATGAAAGATTAAGAAGGCAACATGCTGCAGATAGAAGAGCTGCAGCTGCAGAAAGAAGATCTGAAAGAGTAATAGGCGCTGGGGAAGCTGCTTTAAAAGAAATTCAGCAAAAAGAACGTGATAAAAAATACGCAGAAGTTGGTAGACAAGAAAACGTAAAAAAAGGAAGACAAGCAGCAACTAGACAAAGAATGGACGCTGCTGCGAATAGATTAGGATTGTAGTAATTTATAAATACTTTTAAAGGTGCTTTCAGAAAATGCAAGAATTATACGAAACTTATTTAAATCTGTGTGATGAGAAGGATCATACAGAAGAATTGGTATTACAAATTGTAGAGAATTTTAAAGTATTTGATCAAGAAGATTGTGAATATATCTCTAAGGAAATCGTAAAAGAAGGTTTGATCGATGTTTTCGTAGAAGATACAGTAAATTATTATCAATATCTTAAAGTCATTGATGAGTCCTCCAATATATTTGAATCTACCTCAAGCAGAATTGATATTTTAGAACAATTATCTACTATAGAGTTAGACGAAGAGTATCTTGAAGAAGTTTCAAGAGCTTTAGTAACAGCCGCTATGAGAGCTGCTGGTGGAGCACTTAAAAAAGTACCTGCAGCGGCAAGAGGCGTTTCTTCTAGAACTTTAGCTAAGAAAGGTTATAGACCTGGAGGAATTTCTTCTAAGGGAACTCCTTTATCTGGAGCATCAAGAAGAGATGATATAGAAAGAATTGCTTCTGCAAGAAGAGGAAGAAGCCAAACTCCAGGAAGATTCTTAGAAAGACAGAGTAATAAAAGAGGAGAAGGAATAACTCAAGGATTGCAATCTTTGAATGCAGCCCAAGCAAGAGCTACTAGACCACCAGGACCTAAAGCTCCGAAATATATTCAGCAATTAAAATCTCAAAAGCCTAGTAGAGTTGATACTGGATCTAGTTTTGTTCAGCGTGGATGGAATAGAGATGCAGCGGCAAAATCCGCTGCAGTTAGAGCAGCACTTCCAGCACTTATTTCCACTGGTTTAATGATGGGTGGAAATGTTAGCAAAACCATTGCAACAAACTTTGCACCTCAGGCTGTATCTGGAGGTGCTGAAATTGCTAAGCTTGCTACAAGAAAGGCTTTACCAATGGCACAAAAAGGAGGTAAATTAGTTGCCCAAACTGCAAAATCTGCAGCTAAATCAAATCCTTTAGAGCTTCTTACTAGAGCTATTAGCCCTTCATCTAAAAAATCTTCAGGTGCTTTAGTTTCAAGATCTACTCCTAAAGCAAGTACTTCTTCTGACACTCCAGGAGCTATTGTTCCAAGAGGATCTTCAAAACTATCTACAGACACAACAAAAATTGAACCAGTTAGAGTTCGTGTTGAGCCATCTTCTCCTAGAGCATTGCCTGCTGGTAAAGATAAGCCAGGTGCTATAGTTCCAAGAGGATCATCTGCTTCTTCTAGAAGAGCAGCAGCAGATGTTAAAAGAGGTTCTGCAGCTATAGGAGGCGGTCCTTCAGGTACAACAAGGGTAGGTAGACCTGGAGGTGGATCTAAGCCTTCTACTAGTACTGGTCTTATTGGAACAAGAAATGTATATTCTAATGGAAATCCATTAAATAATCCAGATATTGCACCTATGCCTAAATGGGGTGATACTAGTAATTTCATGAAAGGTGGTAGTAGAACTTCAAGAAAATCTGGCGCAGCTTCTACTGCAAACCCAGGTCCATCGATGAGCAATGTATCTAACATGCCAAAATCTAGTGGATCTGGTTCTGGAAGTGGTCTAGTTTCTGGTGGAGCTGGCGCTGGTGGAAGAGGTGGTCGTCGTGGACTTGCAGCATTAGGACTTGGTGCTGGTGCTCTTGCTGCTGCAGCAGCTCTTACAGGTGATAGAAATATACAACAAGCTAAAACATCTGGAGATACTAGAGGAACTGAGCCTAGACCACAATCATCAGTAAGGTTTAATCCATCCAGACGAGCAGGTGAATTAGAACCTACAGCGAGACCAACTACAAGCAAGCCAAAATCTGGGGATTCATCTACTGCTGCTGAATTTGACAAGGCATTTGCTTCTGCTCGTAAGAAGCAAGGAAGTAAGGGACAATTTTCTTTCCGTGGAAAGCAGTATCATACTGAATATGATACTGAAAGAGGTGTTAAGGAAGATAAAGAAATCGATGTATTTGATGTAATTTTTGAACATTTACTCATAGAAGGTCAGGCAGAAACAATGCAAGAAGCTGTAAAAATTATGGAAGTTATGAATCATACTGAAATTAAGGAGATATTAAATCAATATTATTCTTGAGAAAGTATAATTGAGGTCCTGCTTGACAGGACCTCCTATAGTGTGGTAACGTGGGGTAGTGGAAAACACTACCCCTTTTTTATGAACATGAATGAATCAACCCCACGGTTTTGGAAATATAATGAAAAGAAAATCTTAAAAGATTTAGAAGAATATATCATCGGAACATATAAATCTCATTATACTAATGAAGGAGAATCTAATATACAAGTAATAGATTTAATTGCGGCAAATGGAGATGCAATTCCTTTTTGCACAACGAGTATTTTAAGAATGGCATCCAAATATGGTAAAAAAGGAGAGCCTAGTAAATTAGAAGCTCTTAAATTGCTCCATTATGCTGTATTTCTTTATCATTTTTCCGGTCACGACAAAAACACTAATATTTAATTATGAAAATTTCTGAAAAAACTTTAACAATCCTAAAAAACTTTGTATCAATTGATAAGTCTCTTTTATTTGATAAAGGAAATGTTCTAAGAACTATTTCAAGAGACGAGTCAATTTATGCTATCGCCAATGTAGAAGAAACATTCCCAAAAGAATTTGGCGTCTATGAATTAAAAAGATTTCTTGATGTGGTAGGGTCCTTGTACAAAGAACCAGAATTAGATTTCTCTAATGATAACTATGTCACTATTAAGGAAGGTAATCATGTTTCTAAGTATTACTTCACTGATAAAAACTTTA